TTGAAGGTGCCGCTCCACAAGTTTCAGTAGCTACTTAATAAAAAAGCTACATCGTTGAATAAATTCAATTCACATTATAGGCTCTCTTGCACTCTACTAAAATGTAGTATATAGTTTTGTTACTGTATAATTAATTAGAACATAGACGCATACAGTCGACGGCCTAGAGACTATGTTCTTTAAACTAGGAGGATACTATGGCACAAACTACATTTTCAGGACCAGTAAAATCTCAAAGAGGATTTGTTACTGCAGGACCTGATTCAATTGTAAACATTACAGCAGAAACTACTTTAACTTTTGCTGCTCATGCAGGAAAAATAATTAAAGTAAATGATGCAGATGGTGCAATTACACTTCCAACAATCAAAGCAGATAGCAAAGGTGCATCAGCTGGAGACAATGATCCTAATGTAAATAGTCACTTAGGAGCAGTCTACAAATTTTTTGTAGGCACAGATTCAACTGACTGCGATATTAAAACAGATGGAACTGACAAATTTGTTGGTCATGCAACTGTTGTAAACGTAGCAGATGGAACTAATAATACATTTGCACCAGCAGCATCAAACGATGTTATCAGCATGAACGGTGGAACTACAGGTGGCGACAAAGGTAGTACAATTACTATTACAGCACTTGAAGACAATGTATATTTAGTAGAAGCTGTGTTGATCGGTACAGGTACTGAAGCAACACCTTTTGCAGATAGTTAATAATTAAACTCGGAGCGCCTGGTGATGCAGGCGCTCTTTAAAAGGAGGACAAAAAATGGCAGACACAGTATTAAATACAAAAGTATTTGATGGAGCAAAAAAACTTATTACTCACTACAATGTAGTTTCTGATAGTACTGGAGGCACAACCAAAATAGTTGATGTTTCTACGTTAGCATCAAACAATGGTAAAACTTGCAAAACTGTAAGACTAAATAAAGTTAGTTTTAATGTTTCAGTAACAGCACCAGTTGATGCAATTAGAATGCAGTGGGATGCTGACACAGATGTGGTATTTCAAACTTTAGCGGGTGAAATGGAATATGACTATTCATCTTTTGGTGGACTTAAAAACACTGAAGCAACAGGTTTTACAGGAGATGTAAATGTTGTTTTACCAGCTTGTGCAAACGGAGATACAGGTACAATTGTTTGTGAATGGATTAAAGTTTACGAATCGTAGGAGTTTAAATGGCTAATACTACTTCGGGAACAACAACGTTCGACAAAACTTTTGCTATTGATGAAATAGTAGAAGATGCTTTTGAACGTATTGGATTACAAAACGTTGCAGGTTATCAACTTAAATCTGCAAGAAGATCTCTTAATATTTTATTTCAAGAATGGGGAAACCGAGGTATTCATTATTGGGAAATAGATGAACTTGATTTAGATTTAATTGAAGGACAAGCAGAATATGATTTTTTTAGATCTAGTGATGATGGAACAAGTGCTACATCAAATCCAAATGGCGTTTATGGAATATCCGATGTTCTTGAAGCACAATTAAGATCTAATAGAACTCAAACAACACAATCAGATAGTCCAATGACTAAAGTGGATAGATCTACTTATGCAGGATTTTCAAATAAATTATCAAAAGGCACACCTAACCAATATTGGGTAGAAAGATTTATTGATAAAGTTAGAGTTCATGTTTATCCAACACCTGATTCTTCTAATGCATCTAAAGATATGCATTTTTATTATATAAAAAGAATACAAGATGTTGGTGATTATACAAATGCAACAGACGTTCCGTTTAGATTTGTACCTTGTATGACAGCAGGTTTAGCATTTTATCTTGCACAAAAATTTCAACCACAACTGACACAACAAATGAAATTGTATTATGAAGATGAATTAGCAAGAGCATTAGCAGAGGATGGTTCTGCTTCTAGTACATATATAACACCAAAAGCTTATTACCCAGGAGCATAATGGCAAAATACGCAACAGGAAAATA